CAACATGGCAAATTATAAAGGCATAGTTGGTCAAGAAATAGAAATCAAAGATTCTAATCCTGACAACCCAATTATAGGGCAAGTTTGGTATAACAGGACTGATGATGTTCTCAAATATAAAGCACCAACTAGTGCAGGTTCATGGGCTACTGGTGGCAATGTAAATACAGCTAGACAGTCTGCTGGTGGTTTTGGGTTGCAGTCAGCATCTATACTTTGTGGTGGTAAAATCGGACTGAGCCAAACAAATCAGACAGAAAGCTATAATGGTAGTTCTTGGTCAGAAGTTAATGATTTCCCTCAAGGAAAAGATAAATTTGGAAGTGCAGGAATACAAAGTGCAGGTCTAACTTTTGGTGGACTTCAACCTGGTGATGATAATCAGGTAGCATCTTGGAATGGAACTTCATGGTCAGAAACAACCGATATGAATACTGCTAAATATTATAATGTTGGTGCAGGTACACAAACATCAGCATTATCATTTTCAGGTATCCTTAATCCAGGTGGTAGTCGGACTAACCAAACAGAATCATGGAATGGTAGTGCATGGAATGAGGTCGCTGACCAAAACACAGCACGAAGCGAAGCGAGTAGTTCAGGTGCATCTAACACAGATGCCTTATTATTTATGGGAACTTCTCCAACAGTTGCCCTTACTGAATCTTGGAATGGTAGTGCTTGGTCAGAAGTAGCTGATATGAATACAGCAGGACAACGAGGAAGTGGTTGTGGGACATCAACATTAGCATTAGCAATGGGTAGAACTGCTCCTTCACTATCACCAACGCTTTCAGGTAGGACAGAAGAATGGAATGGAACTGCTTGGACAGAAGTTGCAGATTTATCAACAGCAAGAGAAAATACAGCAGGTTCAGGAACGCAATTAGCAGGTTTATGTACAAGTGGTGGTACTGGAAGTGCATTTGGAAATTCTAATGCAACAGAAGAATTCACAAAAATAGAGGGTACAAAAACAATAGCAACAACATAGAATAAAAAACATGAGCAAAGAAAACTTAACAGAACTAATAGAAAAAGAAAGTGAGAGCCTTAATAGTCTTTTAGATACAGAAGATTTGAAAGAATTTCAGTCAATGACATCTGAGTTGAAAGACACTTGGATAAAGAAACAAATGTTTCGTACGGAAACAGAGGCTAGGTTTTCTGTATTACAAGACAATCGTTGTCCAACAAACGCATCTAAGTATTGGCAGTGTGTAAGAGAACAAGCAAGTTACTTAGATAATCTCATGGCATTGTCCTTTGACCATAGAAGAAATCAAGCAAAGATAAATAAAATAGAAGACCAATTAGAAACAGAAAAAGATAAACATGAATTAGCTATTCTTGAAATAGAATTAGATGAGTGCAGATATCAAAAAGCATCTATGGAAAAGACTGCATATCACAGAGTAAGAGAATTAAAGATGTGGTCTAAATTAAAATCAGAATATGATGACGGAACATTTGATACACAAGATGTTAACGAACATCAGTTAGAATCTTATGGAAGACAGTATGCAGATAAAGCTCAAAACTTAACAGAACACTCATCAGATGCAGATAAGTTTAATGTGCTAGGACAATTAAAATCATTACAAAGAATAAAAAAATCAGGTGAATTAGAAAATAAACAAAAAAAACTAGATGAGTAATAAGTATAGATACTATGACCAACCTAGAACTATAACTGAGCCTCGTTGGAAATCTTATGTCGTAGAAACTACAACGCCTGTGTTTACGCCTGAGCAATGTAACAAGATTATAGAAACAGGTCGTTCTCAACCAAAAAAAATAGGCACAGTAGGGGTAACCGATAATGTCAGAGATAACAAGACAAGGTTAAGTCATGTGTCTTGGATTCCATTCGGTATGTTAGAGCCGATGTATAGACGATTAGAAACTGTTATGCACACGACTAATCTAAATCATTTCGGTTTTAATAATATGCAATTAACAGAAGTAGCACAATATACTGAATATTCTGAAGGACAATATTATGATTGGCACATGGATTCATCTGTAAGTTGTGAGAAAGAACCACCTGTAAGAAAGATATCAATGTCTTTATTGTTAAACCATGAAAGCGAGTTTGAAGGTGGTGAGTTAGAATTGATAGAACCAAATAAAAAAGTTTTTATTAGACAAGGACAAGCTATATTTTTTGCATCTTTTCTTAATCATAGGGTTTTGCCTGTAACCAAAGGAGTAAGAAAATCTTTAGTTGTTTGGTTTGGTGGAACACCCTTTAGATGAACAGAGATTTACTTTTTCCTACGCCTATTTATATATTTGACCACAATGACCCGTCATTGAATCAAGAGTTAGAAAGAAATATTTTAGAGTGGGTTAATCAAGACAAGGGTTTGTCAAAAACAAACGTCAATGGTTGGCACTCTAATACAAATATGCACACAAAACCTGAGTATAAAAAAATAGTAGACGGGCTTCATGAAGCACAACATATAATCTATCAAGAAGAACATTTAGATAGTGAACCGTTTTTAGGTAGTATGTGGGCTAATGTTAATCCTAAAGGCGGAATGAATAGGGCTCACTTGCATCCTAACTCTTTGTGGTCAGGAGTTTATTATGTTAAGACACCAAAAAACTGTGGCAACCTTAGAATAGATGATCCAAGAACATCCGCAGCTATGGTCAGACCTAGAATGAAAGAGGGAGTACCACCTCATAGATTGCATAGAGAAACAAGTTATGAAGCTATAGCAGGTAGATTAATTATGTTTCCATCATGGGTTACACATTGTGTAGATGCTAATAAATCTGATGATTTGAGAATATCTATATCATTTAATTTTTTACAGAAAGGTATGTATGTTTAAAGAGAACAAATACCAAGTAATAAGAAATGCAATATCTTATGACTTAGCAAACTTTATCTTTAACTATCAGTTATTAAGAAGGGATGCTGTAGCATATATGTATCATAAAAACATGATAGTAGATAATGGCCATTATGGCACATGGAAAGATGAACAAGTACCTAATGTATATTCAGAATACGCTGACAACGTAATGGAAACATTATTAATGAAAATGTTACCTATTGTTAGAAAAGAAACAGAATTAGAATTAGTCCCTACTTATAGTTATACGAGAGTATATGAAAAAGGTTCTATATTAGAAAAACACAAAGATAGACCAAGTTGTGAAATATCAGGAACATTACATCTAGGTGGTAATCAATGGGATATTTTTATGGAAAACAACAAAGTAGAACTTAATATAGGAGATATGTTAGTTTACTCAGGGTGTGATTTAGAACATTGGAGAGAACCATTTAATGGAGACTTGTGTGGACAAGTGTTTTTGCACTACAATAAAATTAACGGAGAGTTTGCAAATGAAAATTTATTTGATGGAAGACCTATGTTGGGTTTACCGAATATATGCAAAATTAACAAATAACAAGAAGATAAGGAGCTAAATAATGGGACTAGAAACAGGAACATATATAGACAGTCTTAACAGCTCAAACCCTACAGCAGGTGATGCCGTATCTGAGGGTGATGATCATTTAAGATTAATTAAATCGACAGTAAAAGCTACATTCCCAAATTTATCAGGTGCTGTAACAAGTACACAGGCAGAATTAAATTTATTAGATGGCGTAACTGCAAATACTACAGAACTTAATTATGTAGATGTAACAACACTTGGAACAGTAGAGGCTTCTAAGTCTATAATAGCTGATGCTAGTAAAGATATCACTGGTGGCAGAAACATAACTATTTCAGGAACTTTAGCAGCAGCAGCAGTAACTGTTGGTGGAACAGCTGTAGCAACTTTAGCAGCAATTTATCCTGTAGGAAGTATTTATATAAATGCAGCAGTAACAACTAACCCTGCAACCTTATTAGGATTTGGTACATGGACAGCGTTTGGTTCAGGCAGAATGATGGTTGGTTATAACGCAGCAGATAGTGATTTTGATGCATTACAAGAAACAGGTGGTGCTAAAACTCATACATTAACTATTGCTGAAATGCCATCACATACTCACAACAGACCAAAAGGTTGGAAACCTGCTCCTAATGATAATGATGTTGATATAACAGGTGGTAATGGAGTCAATATTGCAGACAATATGCTAACAGATGCTACTGGTGGAGGTGGAGCTCACAACAACATGCCACCATACATCGTTGCATACATGTGGAGAAGAACTGCATAATGGCAACATTTGTAGCACCTGCACCTAAAGGTTTAGTAAAAGATACAAACAATACTGTATTGCCACCTGAATTTTATTCAGAAGCATCTAATGTTAGATTTGCAGATAATGCAGCTAAAAAAATTAAAGGACATGACCAGGTATTCGGCACACCAACAGTTGCCCCATATTTTGTTATTAACTGGGCATCAGGCACAAATGTATATTGGTTTTATGCAGGTACATCAAAGATTTATAGACAAAGTGGTAGCTCAACACACACAGACTTTACAAGGTCATCAGGTGGAGATTACTCGACTAACTTAACAGCAATAGGTAATTGGACAGGAACTATTTATAATGGTTTACCTATTTTATGTAATGGAGTAGATGATCCACAAGTATTAGCAACAACAGGTGCAAGTAACTTTAGCGATTTAACTAACTGGCCATCAAGTACAACTTGTAAGACCATAAAAGCCTTTGGTAACTATCTTATGGCACTTAATCTTACAGAAAGTAGCACAGAACTTCCTAACAAAGTTAGATGGGGAGATGCAGCAGAAAACTTTGCACTACCATCTTCATGGACAGCGTCAGCAACTAATGACGCAGGTTCTGTTACCATTGGCGATGAATCAGATTTTATTGTAGATGGTTTGGCTCTCAAGCAATCATTTGTTATATACAAAGAAAACTCTACATGGTTAGCTAACTATATAGGGGGAAACCTTGTATTTAGTTTCCAAAAACTATTTAACGATACAGGTGTATTGACAAGAAACTGTATAGCAGAATTTGACGGAAACCATTTTGTGGTAACGCAAGGTGATTTAATTGTACACAATGGAGTATCTAAAAAGTCTGTAGCTTCTGATTTGATTAAAAGACAGCTATTTGATGATATTAATGATGCCTACTACAACTTAACTTTTTGCACACACAATGTTCAACAATCTGAGATGTGGGTGTGTTATCCTAGTATCGGT